ACTTGGAAGCCACAGTCAAATACCAGCACATCGCGCTGCACCCCAGGTTCGCCAAGATGAGGAACCGCAGGGAGCGCTGGAGGGCCATCAGGGCGTTGAAGCGCCAAGGGGTAAAGCTGTTCATCAAGCCGGTCATACGCATCGCATGAGCGACATCATCTCAGACGGAGGCATGGACCCACGCACCGCATACGAGGCAGAGCGCAGGGCCAGCGCTGCCAGGCCAAGGAAGAAGCGCAAGCCCAAGCCCTTCAAGCGCCCACTATACCCAAGGCGCTACATGCAGAGATGACAGCACATGGATGAGGTGAGGGTGATGAGCATCGAGAGAAAAGTGCCGTGGTGGACAAGGAATCTCTTCGCCGCGCAGAGTTCAGGTCTCCTCGGAACGAGTGTTTCCCTTTTCTGTGCCACCTCTGTAAATAATAGGCCGAACGCCGAACGTAATTGACACCGAGGCATAGCGAGTCCACCTCACTCCCAAGCCAATGCCCGCACCATCACTGTCCCAGATCGGAAAACATCTCGGCGTCTCCAAAACGCGGGCAGCAGAGTTGAAGCTGAAGGGGATGCCGATCAACAGCCTGCGGGCCGCGAAGCTCTGGCGGGACAGGGACATCAAGAGACGCGAGGCGACGAACGGCAGGACTGCAAATTTGCAGTCCGCGAAAAGAGGCCGGCCGAAGGCCCCGCCCAAGCCCGCGAAGACCGGGGACACCCTCGGGGACATCCTGACCAATTCCCGGATCACCGCCGACGCCGCCTTTCAGGAATACCACACAGCCGAAACCCGAGACCAGGCGGTGCTGCTCTCCAACCACACCAAGGCGAGCGAGGCATTGGTCAAGATCGAGCGGATGGTCCGGGAGGAGCAGGAGCGGCGCGGCCTGCTGGTCAACAAGCAGCAGATCCTCGACGCAGTGAGGAGAGCGATCGAGGCGATGACCAAACGACTGAAGAAGCTGCCGCAGGAGGTGGGGCCGCAGATCAACGAGCAGGAGCCACTGAAGGCCGTGACCATTTTGCAGCGGGCGTGCGATGAGATCATGCTGTCCGGCAAGGAGGCGCTCCGTGGGATATAACCAGCCATCCGTCGAGTCGATCTTCGACAGCCTCGAAGACAGCCTCTCCCCGGTTCAGATCGAGAGTGTGGTGTCGTGGGTGGAGCGGAACTGCGAGCTGCCCACCGGAGCGATCACCGGCAAGGTGCAGATGAAATACATCCCCTACGGCCGGGAGATCCTGGAGTGCTACGCCGACAAGACCATCCGGCATCTGGTGCTCGCCTTCGCGACGCAATCGGCAAAGACCACACTGCTCATCCTCGGCATGCTCTTCCGCATTGCCCGCGACCCGGAGGACGCACTGTGGATCATGGCCAACGGGGACCAGGCCCGCGACTTCAACAAGGAGCGCTTCATGGGATTCGTGCGCCACTGCAAGTCGGTCATGGATCTCGTCCCGCGCACCGCCAAGGGAGCTGTGGACAAACACCTCTGGGGATTCCTGGCCCAGCACTACAGCAGCATGGTGCTCAACTTCGGTGGAGCCGGCTCACCAGCCAACCTGGCCTCCCGTCCCCGCGGACTCATCCAGCAGGACGAGGTGGACAAGTTCTACGACCAGCTCGGGTTCGACGCCGGCACCATCGCGCTGGTCGAGGAGCGGCAGAAGACCTTCCACTTCCCGATGTCGGTCAAGGCCAGCAGCCCCACGCTCGCCGACCGGATGATCTGGGTCGAATACCTCAAGACCGACCAGCGGAAGTTTCACGTCCCATGCCCGCGCTGCTCGCATGAGATTCTGCTGAAGTTCAGCATCAAGAGCGAGAGGCACGGGGACTGCGGGGTGCGGTGGTGGCACGAGCACGCGGACGAAGCCAAGACCAACGGCAACTGGGACATGAAGAAGGTTCGCGCCCTGGCCCACTACAAGTGCCAGGAATGCGGCGGGATGATCCACAGCTTCGAGCGCCCCGACATGCTGGAGGCCGGCATCTGGAGGCCCAGCAACCCCAACGCCGAGACCGGCCGCCGCGGCTACCAGCTCAGCTCGCTATACTCCATCCTCGGGCAGGAAACCTCGCTCGCGTCCATCGCTGTGAAATTCCTGCTCGCCAAAGGACTGCGCAGCGAACTTCAGAACTTCATCAACGGCTGGCTGGCTGAACCGTTCGACGAGTCCATGGCCTACGATTTCAAGGAGGTGAAGCTGGAGCTGTTCACGCCGCAGGACATCGCCGACGACGCAGTTCCGCTGATGTCGATCGACGTGCAGGAGATTGGCTACTGGTATCTCATCAGGAAATTCCAGCGCCCCAGCCCAGAGCTTTCACGCGGCCAGAGCTGGCTGCTGGATGCCGGGTTCGCCCACACCATCGAAGAGCTGGATGAGAAGCAGAAGGAATACAACGTAGCCGGGGAGAACGTCACCATGGACATGGCCCACCGACCAAACCAAGTGGCGCGCATGATCATCGAGCGCAACTGGCGCGGCGTGTGGGGCAGCAACACCCGCAAATTCCAGTGGACCATCGACGGCAAGCGGGTCTGGAGGCCCTACTCGGTCCCTCAATTTCGTGACCCGATGCTCGGGACATCATGGGGGAACCGGACGTTCCAGCGGGCGGTGTTCTGTCTCTTCAGCAAGCACGACGCGCTCGATATGGTGTCCAGCCTGCGCTATGCCGAGCCGGCCATGTGGCACTGCACCGTGAATGTCCATCCGGACTACGCCGCGCATCTCAATAGTCGAGTGAAGCGCAAAGAGAAAAACAAACGCACCGGGAAAGTGGAGTGGGTGTGGCACGAGCTTCATCAGCGGAACCATTTGGCGGACTGCGAATCGCATGTGACCATCCGCGCCCTCCAGCTCGGCCTCCTGTCTCCGCCCAATGAGACGGAGCAACAAAACGTGCAAAGTTAAAAAACTTTCAAAAAGAACTTGCGCCCCGCGAAAACCCGTGGGAATGATTGGGCCTCACGCCAACCTCATACCAATGACCCACACCGAACTCATCATCGCCCCGGAGATCTCCGCGGCCCCGCCAGCCCCAATCATCAACGAGGAGGGAGCGAAGCTCAAAGCTGAGCTGCTCGTCCAGTCCAACCACCTCGTAGTCATTCCGGACGCCAGCACCCGCGACTTTGCCATCAAGGTCGCCGGTCACATCGCCGGTCACATCTCGCAGGTCGAGAAGGATCGCAAGGCCATCAAGGACCCGTTCTTCCGGATGGGGCAGGCCATCGACAAGGCCGCCGCCGATCACGTCAAGGAACTCGAAGCCGAGAAGCGCCGCCTCAACCAGCTCGTCGGTGCCTACAACGCCGAGCAGGAAATGATAGCCCAGCGCGAGCTGGAGGCCCGCGAGCGCGAGGCCCGGCGCATCCAGCAGGAGGCCGCGGAGGCCCAACGGAAGGCGGAAGCGGAAGCCGAGCGTCTGCGCAAAGAACAGGAAGCCCGCGCCCTGAAGCAGAAACAGGCCCAGGACCGCGCGGAAGCCGCCGGCAAGGAGCTGACAGCCAAAGCGAAGGCCGCGCAGCTACAGGCCCAACTGGACGCAGAGGAAAGGGCAGAGGCCATTGAGGCCGCCCGCAAGGAGCAGCAGGAAGCCACCGACCGCGCCCTGCGGCAGCTCGAAAGCGAGAAGCTGGCGGCAGCCGAGAAGCTGCGGCAGGAGAAGGCCACAGGCGGAGCCCAGCGCACAGAAATTGACATCGAGGTGCTCGACATTCTCGCCCTCTACAAGGCCCGGCCGGACTGCGTGCGCCTCAGCCCCGATCTCGTCCAGCTCAAATACGTGATCAACAACTCCGACGACCCGAACCTCCGCATCCCCGGCATCACCTGGACCAAGCGGGCGGTGTTCTCGGCCAAGGCGCGCTGATATGAAAGTCATCAGCTACAGCGACGGAGGATACTCGGCTGATCGAAGGCTCGTGGTGGAGCTTTCGGAAGACGAGGCGTGCAGACTTATCACAGACGATCAGTTGAGGCTCATTAAGCAGAAGGGTGTCCAGTTCCGGCTCGGCACGGAGATCGACCTCAAGCCCGCATTCGACCGACTGGACGAAAAGGCGCGCAAGGCCAACCAGCTCGACTCCCTAATGCGCAGCATCACCGAATGCAAGACGCTGGTGTTTCCTGATCCACAGCCCCAATCTTAACCATGGCCTACAATCAAAAAGACAACACAGCTAAAGTCTTCCGCAATGACCGGAAACGCGAAGGTAAGCAGGACCCCGACTTCACCGGCAGCGCCGTCATTAACGGCGAAGCCTTCTGGGTCGATATGTGGACCAAGCCACCGAAGGACGACAAGAAGGGCTTCTTCTCCGTCTCTTTCCGCCCCAAGGACGCCCGCCCCGAGCGCCCGGTCACCGGAGGCCCTGCATCCTCCGCCGGACGGGAGAGCGCCCGCCGCCACATGCCACCACCGCCCCTTCACCAGCCAGCGCAACCAGAGCGCAAGCTCGACCCCGTCGATGAAGACGGAAACCGCATTTTTTAACTATGGAAACCCAACTCGCCACCCAACCCAACCCATTCGCCCTCGCCACCATGGAGGACGCGATGGCCATGGCCAAACAGATCGCCGACTCCGGCTGCTTCGGCATCACGAAACCAGCCCAGGCCATCACCCTGATGATGATGGCCCGCGAGGAAGGCAAGACCCTGGCTCAGCTCCTCAAGGAGGTCCATGTCTTCGACACCGGGAAGCTCTCCCAGCGCGCCGACTACACCCAGAGCGTCTTCCAGCAGCACGGAACCATCCTCTGGCACCTGCGCACCAACACCGTGGTCGCCGGCAGCTTCTTCACCATCAAGCCCATCACCGATGAGGACCGGAAACGGGCCTGCGAGCGTTTCGGGCTTCAGTACGAGCTGGACATCATGCAGATGCAGCCCGAGTGGGACCGCAAGCGGGAGAGCGAGCTGATGCTGGCCCTCTCCAAGCTGGCGCGGGAGAACGAATGCACCGTCATTCGCACCCTCGCGGACGCGGAGGCCAAGGGGATCACGCAGGGCAAGAGCGGCACCAAGAACAACTGGGCCGCGGGAGCGATCAGCATGCTTCAGTGGCGCTGCGTGACGGACGCCGTGAAGCTCATCGACCCCTCGGTGATGTCCGGCCTCTCCTCCGACGTGGACCTTCAGGACGCCCGCGTGGTCGAGCAACGCCTCGCCATCGAACAGAAAAGCCCCCAGGAGCGCGAGAAGGACGCGATCAAGTCCATGATGGCCCAGCACCTTGAAGACGCCGAGCAGGCCACTGGAGAGCGCCGCAAGGAGCTGCTCGGACTGGCTTCGGACCTGCGGTGCAAGCTGGCGGAAATGGACATCACCAGCAGAATTTCAAGCGACCTTCCGATGAAGGCCGCCGAGGTTCCGGACACTCACAACGCCGGCATGAAAACCGTGGACGCCACCGACGCCACCGTGGAGCCACCCGACCAGCTTCCGGGGCTCGCTGAGCCAGCGCCCGAGCCCAGGCTCACCAAATGGCAGGACTACGAGGTGACGAAATACGGCAACAAGCGACTCGGCTCTCTTTCTAAAGAGGAAGTGTCTGTCTTGCACGCGGCCTACCAGAAGAAGGACCTCGGCAAGGCCAAGCCAGACATCCGCAAGGAGGCCAGCATGATCGCCATGGCCTTTGAGGCGCTGAACACTCCAAAGAAATGAGCGCCAAGCCCAAATGCCTCGTCCCCGGATGCAAGAACAAGGCGTTCTCCCGCGGCCTCTGCCGCTTCGACTACATGAGCGCATGGGCGCTGGTGAAGGCCGGAGACACCACATGGGAGGAGCTGGAGAAAGCCGGCAAGGTGCTGCCCAAGAGCGGAAACCTGCGGCGTGAGAGAGCCAGAGACTTCCTGCTGGCAAAATAACCCAAACCAAGAAAGACAAATCATGATCCACAGAGAACAAGACATCATCCAATGGGGCATCGACAGGAACCTCATCGGTCCAACCGGAGAGGCCACATGCCTCGGGCAGCAAAAGAAGACCGAGGAGGAAGTGGCGGAGCTTCGCGCTGCGATTGAGGGCGCGGAAGGCCACGCCAGCGGGGTGATGCACGGCACCATCGACGCAAAGAGTGATCACAGGAAATTCAAGGAGGAGGCCAAGGACGCCATCGGCGACATCGTCGTAACCCTAGTCATGCAGGCCCAGATGTGGGACCTCACCATGGAGGAGTGCATCGAGGCTGCGTGGCAGGAGATCAAGGATCGCAAGGGGCGGATGACCGGCGGAGTCTTCGTGAAGGAGACCTGACATGGCACTCGAAAAACTCACACCCGGCGACCAATGTGTGTTCGCCAAGCCGTATCCAACAGCCGAGAAGCCCGATCGGGTCATCAAGTTCCGCTACGAAATCGCCGATGCCCTCGCTTTCCCGAAGCGCCGCGGTGAGCCCCTGCTGGTCCCCTGCTTCCGTCCAATCAAGCACAAGAAGGTCGCCTGCAATCTCGATCGCCCCGACGACCGCGTGAAGCCACCGAAGATTCGCTGGATCGAAAGATCGAAGCTGCGCAAGCTCCCGGACGCCAAGTGAACCTCCCAATCATGATCATTCAGGACCTCATCAACTCCCGGAAGTGGGAGTGCCCCAAGTGCGCAGTGCCGGTGATCCCAACGGTCAGAAGGATAGCCGACAGCGATTCAGACTGGCTGGAGTTCAGATGCCACGGCGAGTTGCGTTCAATGTCACTCGGGAACATCCAGATCAAATCCACCGCCATCGCCATCAAGGTCGCAAGCTGGCTGGACACCATCATCCCCTTCGGCCCGGTAGGCCCGACGTGGTTGGAGTTCAGCAGTCCGTGGAATACGAAGAATCCAGAGGTGAAGAAGGCGCTCGACAGCGCCAGTGTGACATTCAAAAATTCCACCTTTGATCTCACGAAAGAGATGCTGCGCATAATCCAAGATGAGACCGCGATCCCGCCGAGCTTCTTCAAAAGTCCGCCCGACTCCATCTCATATCGCGACGACCGCGCCTACATCCCGCCACGCTCCGACTACGCCTACGATCTGGAGCGCGCCTACTTCCAGTGCGCCCTGTGCAAGAAAGACCTGCGCCCGTCCAGCGTGAGGACCAACTACGAAACCCGCCAGTTCGAGTTGCTCTTCGAGTGCCACTCCAGGGCTGAGGTATTCATGGTGGACGAGATGCAGATCAAGATGGGGCGCTACGAGATCCTCGACGGCATCCGCCCATTCATGCGTGACGTGGAGATCCTCGCCAATGGGGCCGCCGCAGCGCCACCAGCCCCGCCAGCACCCCTCCAGACCCAAATCCATCCCGTCGCCCACGTCCGGGTGATGAAGGTCAGGGATTGACTGCCATGACTGATTCGGACAAACTCAAGGCCATCCTGAACCTCGCCTGCGTGGTGATGAGCAGGAAGAGCACGCCGGCCATGAGGGAGCGCGCTGAGCGCCTGCTTGCCTGCCTCTCTGCGCCGATAAGCAAGGGCAAAAACACCAGAGGCGAGCTGGTCAAATGGGACATCGCCGCCCGTGAGGCGTGTCCGGAATGGGGGGAGCTGTGAGCGAAATCTACATGCCCACCATGCACCTGCGATGGAGCGCCAGCGGGAAGCTCCAGCAGAAATGGCAGAGCGCTTCCGACTACCGGGAGGAAAAATGGATCGACATCCCCAAGGAGGAACCCAAGGGTGGCTTCCGGCTCACCGCGGAGCCCGTGCTCAACGGAGCCAAGCGCAAGACCGGCGACCTCTTCGTGGACTTGCTGCCCAACGAGTGGCTCTCCAGCCTGAAGTTCGCGGACGCATGGAAGGGCTTCGTGGAAATGCGCGCCATCAAGTACCCACTGACCGAGAGAGCGGTGCGCCTGCTGGTGCCCAAGCTGCGCAGCATCGGACAGCGGTTTGGCACAAAAGGCGTCCTGGCCTCGCTGGACGCATCCACGCTCAACCAGTGGAGAGACATCTTCGACCCCAAGGACATGAAGCCAGCCGCAACAACGCCGACTGCAAACTTGCAGCCCGACTTCACCCGCTTCATCGAGACACACCCCAATGAGAAGTGGCGGAAGTTCAAATCGCTGGACAGCTTGCAGCCCCATGAGAGCTACGTCGCCACAGCGTTCCATCGGTGGGTGAAGACAGGGAAGCACGAATGAGCGAGCCACGAAAGGAAACGCGCGCCGCCCGCATGGATTGCCGGAGCCCGATGCGCGAACACTTCTGGAGCCACCCCATTGGCGGAAAGGTCGAATGCTTATGGTGCCGAGAAATACGTGATTCGCAGCCCGTAGAGCGGGCTGCCGGCGGCAACGTCTCAAGCTCAGCGGCGACGCCGGGCGAAAGGAGCACCGATGTCCGCTGACCTCCCAAGCCCGGCGCTGTCCGCTGGAGCGCGTGGTTCGGCGTGGTGGGAAAGCTACGAATCGGAACAGCGGCGGCGAGTGAAGCGCACAATGAAATGGAGCGACTATCCCATTGGAACCAAGGCTCCGGCTATCGGTGGGGGCTCGTGGACGCGCGTAGAACGCGGGTGGAAATGGGGAGAGCTAACTGGCGGAGGGGGCGTATTCCCTACGCCGGGCGGTGACGCTGACGGCACTGTCATCATGCCGAACGATCAAACTCTGCCGACCGAAGGGGCGGCGAAAAAGCCATGAAAACACGAAAGACTACATCCGCCCCGAAAGTTGGCAGCAGTGCCTTGTTCGGCACTTGGTCGCCGCCAGACACGGCCCCGAGAAACGGCACGCTCATCCTCGGAGACTTTGGATGGCCATGGCCGCTGCTTGCGGTCTGGGATGAGTATGATGAGCAATGGGTTACGGCTACCCTGCAAACCTGCCCGATGGAGAATGGGAAGAAGAACTCATACCTCGAAACTGACACGGAAAAGGGCAGCGCATTGAAGCGATGGACTCCGCTACCGCTGCTGCCGAACGGCGGAACTGAGGTAGAGACTGAGCGCGTGAAACCATGACCAAAAGACTATGAGATGCCCGCAATGCACATTTTTCTTTGAAGGCCCGAGAAGGCGCTGCCAACAGTGCGGCTATTGCCTATTACCAACAGAACTGACTCCCGCCGCGAAGGCTCCTACCTCCAGTGACGGGGTAGGGCAACTGGAAGCCGCGCTCCGATGCCTACATGCTGAGATGGATAGCGCGAATGGCGAAGAGCATGACGAATCAGAAAGCGTGCGGACTGCAATATGGGCCGTGCGAGACGCCATCAACCTGAAGCGGGGCCGTTGCCCTACCGTCTCAAGCTCAGCGGCCGCGCCGGGCGGGAAAGGACAACCGTGAGCGAACCTGAACCCGCAGAGCTGCACTCAGGGGCATCACATTACACGCCCGAGACTCGCAAACCCCTGCCCCAATCGCCGGACGCGGAGAAGACCCTGATCAGCTCCTTCTTCCTCAACCCGGACTTCACTGGAGGACTCTGCGAGGAGAAGGGCCTCACGCACGTCCAGTTCCACATCCCGAGCCACGCCACGATCTTCAGCGCATTGATGAGTGAATGGCAGGAGCGCCGCCCATTCGACCTCATCACCATCACTGACCTGCTGCGCAACCGCCGCCAGCTCGACCAGTGCGGAGGGGTCGCCTACATCACGGATCTGTCCAGCTTCACCGCCACGGCATACAATGCCCTGCGGCACATCGAGGAGATACAGACCAAGCACACTGCCCGTGAGATCATCAAGGTCTGCACCGAGCACGCGGCCAGAGCCTACGACGAGCAGGATCAGATCCCGCAGCTCCTCGACAGCGCCGAGTCGGCCATCATGGCCATCGCCAGCCACCGGATCGAGGTAAGTGAAGCAGAGCCGATCAAGGACACCGTGATGGACGCCATCCACGGCATTGAGAAGATGTATGAGAGCAAGGGCGAGATCGGCGGAGTGGCCACCGGATTCCACCAGTTCGACAAGATGACTGACGGACTCCAGAAGACCGACATGATCGTGATCGCGGCCCGACCCTCCATGGGCAAGACAGCCCTGATGATGAACATAGCTGAGCACATGGCGCTCGACTGCAAACTTGCAGTCGCAGTCTTCTCGCTGGAGATGAGCAAGCAGCAGCTCATGCAGCGCCTCCTGCTCAGCCGGGCACGGGTGAACAAGATGATGCTCAAGGAAGGCGTCACATCGGATCGGGACTTCCCGGCCATCACGAAGGCTGCGGGCGATGTTGCGGCCTCCAAGCTCATCATCAACGACAAGTCCGGAATCACCATCGGCTACCTCCGGACTGCCTTGCGCCGCATGATGCGCAAGCAACCGTTGGCCTGCGCCTTCATCGACTACATCCAGCTCCTCAACGGATCGAAGCAATACAAGGGCGACAACCGGCAGGCTGAGGTGGCAGAGGTCAGCAAGGGAGTGAAGGAACTCGCCAAGGAGCTGGGCATCCCGATCGTCGTGCTGGCGCAGCTTACACGCGCCGTGGACGCCCGCGGCGGCAATGCCAAGGGCAGGCCAAAGCTCAGCGATCTACGCGAGTCCGGCTCCATCGAGCAGGACGCTGACCTTGTGGGGCTGCTCACCCGCGAGGAGTATTACGCCGACAACGACGAAGAGCGAAAGGACGCCGAAGGGAAGGCCACCCTCATCATCGCCAAGCAGCGCAACGGACCCACCGGGGACGTGCCGCTCACCTTCCTCAAGGAGTTTGCCCGATTCGAGAACCGAGCACGCGACATCGAGGAGTATCAGGAGCCCGAGCTGCCAAAGAACAGGCAGCCGGTGAGATGGACTTGACATCCATCCATTCGTAGCCGAAATCAAACTCGCTCACACCAAATGTCCTACGCCCAACTCAAGCCCATGCTCACCTCGATTGTCACGGCCATCTGCCGCAAGACAAAGAACCCGGAATTTGCCTACACAGTGGACGATGAGCCGTTCATGAGGATCAACGGCATCCACCCCGAGGATGAGGGGCGGATAATTGGCAAGCGTGGCAACACCTTCTGGGCGCTCACCGTGGCGCACAAATACGCCTGCGACGCCCTCGGCCTGCCGCAGGTCCGAATACGGCCGATCGACACCCGCCCCGACAAATCAGCCAGCGTGGTGGCCTTTCGCCCAATGGAACAATGGGACAAAAAGGCAGTGACCAATATGATCGAGGCCATCCTTTCGACCTGCCTCCCCGGAAAGGCGAGCTGGGTCCTGGATGAGTGCCACGGGGTCGTGGCCCGCATCTGCATCGACAAGTCGCTGGAGAAAGCATGTGCGGACCCGAGCATTGCGGAGATGCTGGATGTGCTGATTCACTACGCCGGCAAAAGCTGTGGCTGCTCAATCCAAACGGAGGTCACATGGGCGTAAGAAAGAAGCCCGCGCCAGTTACCTGCCCGTTCTGCGACGTTCTCGCCCGGAAGCACACGAACCTTTTTCAATGCCGGCGCAACTCGCGGCACATCGCCGACCTGAAAACGCAGCGGTGGATCGTGCTCGGGGAGAAGGGGAACTGATGACATGCCCGATGAGCCAGAGCCGAAAGATTTGCAGGAGGAGCGTACGTTGGCCGGCCTCCGTATCGCTCGCACCGGGCGCGGGTGTTATCTGTGTCACTCCTCCAGCCATCCAGAACGTGCTTACGCTGTTGATGTATCCGCTCACGGCGGCCTCGGCTCCTGCGAATGCGATGATTACCTTTACCGCAGATACCCGCGCTGGAAGACGGTCAGGCAGCCATTCGATAGCCTGCGCTGCCGCCATCTGCGCGCTGTCCGCAATCACATTCTCGATGCTCTAATCAAGCATTACGCAGACAAACCAAACCAACAACTAAACCAACACCAATGAACCTACTCAGCAAAGCAATCGGAGCCGGAATCGGCCGCAATCTCGGTGAATCCTTTGATTCAGCAGTCCAGCAATACCAGCCACCGTCACTCCTTGATGGCCTGAAGCAACAGCGCGATGTCCTCGCGGCCAAGCTCATCAAAATAGACGACGCCATCGCCGCCGTCGAAGCCAACCCCGCCATCGTGGACGTGCTCCAGAAACTCAGCAGCCTGTAAGTCAACAACCAAACCAATAGAACCCAAACCCATGCCCAAGCCCAAAAAGAACCCGGAAGGCACAGAGCCATCCGAATCCCACGTCAGCTACGCCAACCTCATCGTCGAGAAGGTCGGCGAAGAACTCGCCCTCCTGCTCGGCCGCAACTGGTCCGACATCGAGGACATGCTGCGCGAGAAGCAGGAGATCACCATCAACGCCAAGATCGACATCAGCGATCGCAAGGCGCAGCCGGGGGAGGTCGCCAGCAAGGACTCCCGCATCAAAACCACGATCAGCTTCAGCAAGAAGTATTCGGACTCCTGCGAGGTTCCGATCCCTGATCCCAACCAGACGGAAATGCCGCTCGAATGAAAGCCTACCAAGATCACGATCCCGTCGCCGACAAAGGCAAGGCGGAGCCGAAACCCAAGCGGCCCACCACCCACTCCAGCAAGAAGCCTTGGAACATCTATCCGCTGCGGGGCAGAAACGCCCCGTGCTGCATCAGGGGACACAAGGGATGACCTCGCGCACCTTCATCGCCGTGGACCCAGGGGCGGCGGGCGGCATCGCGTGGAGCAACCGCTCCGGCGTCTCCGTGGTCCCCATGCCTGACACGCGCCGGGGCTGCATCGACGCCATTGAGAATATCCTCACTGAGGAGGCAGAGCTGGGATACGTCGGATCGCCAATCGCCTACATGGAGAAGGTCTCCCCATTCATCCCCGGCGGAGGAGCATCCATGATGTTTCAATACGGCCGCAACGTGGAGCGCATCGGCTGCGTGCTGGAATGCAAGGGCATCCGCATCGTGGAGATCATCCCGAGGAGCTGGCAGAAAGCGCTGGGGCTCGGGAGTAGCGACCGGGTGAAAGTCACCAAGGACATGAATCCAGCCGAGGTGAAATCCGCCAAGGCCCACAACGACCAAGCCAAGCGCGACTGGAAGAACAAGCTGAAAGCTGAAGCTGAGCGCCGCTTCCCACAGATCAAAGTAACCCTCAAAAACTGCGATGCCCTCCTCCTGCTGGATGTCGCAATCCAAACCGAAAGAGCAGGACTCGGAATTTAACCAAACTCAACACCATGAAACCAGCACCCATCAACTACGACAAACTGAAGCCCCACACCCTCTGCTCCCTCTTCCCGCCCATGCTCGACCCCGAGTATGCCGCGATGAAGAAGGGCATGAAGGAAAACGGCTACGACAAGAAGCACCCGATCGTCATCCTCGACGGCGAGATCCTCGACGGCGCGCACCGCTACTCCTGCGCCAAGGCGACCAAGCAGAAGCCGGAGTTCATCGACTTTGCGAAGCTGAACTTCACCGGCACGCCGTTTGAATACGTGATGCAGGAGAACCTGCGCCGCCGCAACCTCGACCCCTCTCAGGCCGCCGCCATCGGAGCCGAGATCGTCGGCATGATGAAGGAGCAGGAGAAGGCCGAGAAGGAGGCCGCCAAGCAGGAAGCGAAGGAAGCCGCCGAGAAGGCCAAGGCCGCCGGCAAGAAAGCCCCGAAGGCCAAGCCCGCGAAGAAAGCCAAGGGCAGCAAGGCCAGGAAGGCCGCCGAGACCATGGGTGTCAGTGAGCGCAGCGTGGCCGCAGCCGAGGCCCTGAAGGAAGCGGACCCAGTCGAGTTCGCGGAAGTGAAGGCCGGCAAGAAGTCCCTCAACGCCGCCACCACGGCCGCCGCGGTGAAGAAGAGCGCCAAGGACCGCGAGAGCGAGGCGTTTGCCACAGCCACGCAAATCATCGACCGGGTGTGCGGCGACGGCGTTTCCGAATCAATTAAGAACAAGCTGTCCAGCAAGGACTTGGTGAAGATGTCCGGATTGGACGAAGAGGAGATCAAGCGGGTCCTGCCGTTCATCGAGTCCGGCTGGAAGCTCAACGCCGCCCTCGGATTCAAGGCCATCTCACTGGTCCCCACCCACCCCATCCGCTCGCTAGTGGACCGCGCCCTCGCCCAAGGCGGCAGGTTCGAGCTGCTCATCGAGATGTATGGCGAGGAATGGGAGATCAACACCAAGAAGCGCGGGAGCGTGGCGTCATGAATCCTGATGTAGAGTTGATCGGACGGCAGACGCTCCGAATCATTGAGCTGGAAGAAAAGGTCCAGCAGGCCGAGAGGCTCCTTGCGGAAAGCCGGGCATATCAGATCGAGCTGGCAACCAAGACCAACGCCGCCAACGCCGACGCCAACGCCTCCGAGATGATGCTCAGGCAGGTCTGTGACGAGCGGGACGAAGCTGCCAAGGAGGTCGTAGCGCTGCGCGAGCTGCTCCGCGACTGCCCACTGCGGCTGATTGGCACGCCCGGTCGAGGGATGGATATAGGGGCATGGATCGAGAAAGCCAATGATGAGGTCCTGAAACTATGAAGGAAATACCACTCACTCAGGGCAAGGTCGCCATCGTTGACGACGAGGACTTCGAGCGCGTCTCGCAATTCAAATGGCACCATAGCCAAGGATATGCGCTCAGGGCGCTCCCGAGAAACGGAGGGCAACATAGAATCCTTTCGATGCACCGCTTCATTATGGGGGACCCAATCGGAATCGAGGTCGATCATAAAAAGCACGGCGACACACTGAACAATCGGAGATCCAATCTGCGACTGGCAACTAAGTCTCAAAATGGCTGCAACCGCGGCAAACAACGCAACAACACCAGCGGCCACAAGGGCGTCTGCTGGGATTCCGCAAAAGGAAAATGGAGGGCAGAAATAAAAGCGGGCGGCAAGAAATTTCATCTCGGACGCTTCCGCGACAAGGCGGAGGCGGCAGAGGCATACAAAAACGCAGCAACCAAACTCCACGGGGAATTCACACATCTATGACATCACCACACCCATTCCAGCCACATGCAACCCTTCCGTTGATTTGTGCGCTTTGCAGAAAAGGAAGAACACACGTAGCCCACCAAGGTCAAGGGGAGATCGAACCCGAATATCAGGAAGGCCCCGCCAGCGAACAGGAAGGCCCCCAGGGCGCGTCGGAGCATGAAACTGGCTTCACGGGCCAGCCGGGCGACTACAGCCCCATCCAGACCCTTCCACCGCCCGACAACTACTTCCGCATCGAGAGCAACGGCACCACCACGCAAATCGAGATCGCCATCCCGGACGGCGACCGCAGCCTGATCCTGCAAGCCCTGCTGGAGTTCATGGAGCGGATCAAGGGGCCGCTGGCCGATCAGACCGAAGCGCCGGCACCGAAGAAGGGCAAGAAGTGACATACATTCCGCGTCCGGATCTCGCGTATGCCGCCAAGGTGCCAGAGGTGCTGGCGGCCTTCGACCCAGCGACCCAGATCATCCACTACAAATCCGGCGACAGGATCGCGGAGATCGCCATCGAGGAATGGGATGCCGTCAAAGACAAGCCAGGTGGATCGTTCGAGCTGGAGGTCAGCAAGGTGAAGGCGCTGTTCGCATGAAGCGCACTCCAATCAGGCGAGCGGGAGCGCGCACCCTGCTTCGCAGGCAGTATAACGTGAAGCTCAAGAAGCTCTGGCTGGAGCTGGGGATCGAAAGCTGTGAGCTGCGCCTGCCGGGCTGCATGGGCACATGGGCCATGGGGGCCGCGCACTCCAAGAAGTCCCGCTTCCTTGTGACCAAGGAGGACTGGATGGAAGCGTGCCTGGCCTGCTGCAAGTGCCACGAGACCATCGAGGCATGGAGCCACGAGAAAATGAAGGAGATCGTGCTGGACACCATCGCCAAGCGCGGAACCACCATCGAGTAGTTCGACTGCAAATTTGCAGTCCAGTTCTTTTCGGGGGGTGGCGAAACAATAAGAGACGCATAGAGCGGGTCGCGACCGTAGCGTTGGCAGTTCCGCAGGAACCAAACTGCCGTGCTGGTGTAACCCCAGCCCCTCCGACCATTAGTACACGAAAAAAGCCGGGCCGATGGATTTCTCCACCGACCCGGCTTGTTTCTTT